ACAATATTCTGACCACAAAGAGTTTGAAGAAGAGTTTGTAAACGAACAATATATGTTACGTTATATGGGAAAGAGTTTTTTGGTAAAAGCCAACTACGATTCAAGGGGCTTAGAAGACGTAGAGTTCGCAGCCTTAGATATGCGTTACAAAAAAGATATAGGTAATCTTGCACTATCATTAGGTGTAGCTGGTAGAATGCATCCAGCGTACCTAGACTTTAGACCTATTGATTTATGGTGGGCTGAACAAGGTATTAACACAGATGAGTTTACACCCTTTTGGGACTTTGCATATTTCTATGGCTATACAGATGAGTTTGTAGAACAATTTACACAATATGGATATAGCTACTTTGATTTTAAGTGGTATAATGCAGAAGGTGAACTTGTAGCAAACACAGATGACCAATTCTATAAACAAGTATACGGAGAGCTGGTTAAGCAATACAATGAAGAATATGCAAAAGACTTAGGGTATCAAAACGAACTAAGTTTATCGGTAGGTGCAGACTATTATAAGTATACACCAAAGAACTGGTTGCATATGTGGGTAACAACTTATCCAGTAACTAAAGGTATGTCTGACTATTCATTTAATTATGACGTAGTAGACAATGGTATGGACTATGACTTAGGTCTAGTTTATGGTTGGAAGCTAACTAAAAAGTTTGGAGTATTTTTAGAAGGTAGATTTTTGTCAATGTATGATGTACAATCTTACGAATCTAAAGTTGGATTAAACTGGTTGATATACTAATGGCTAAGAAAAAAACAAAGAAAAAAAAGAAAGGCTTGTATGCAAACATACATGCTAAACGTAGAAGAATTAAAGCTGGTTCAGGAGAGAAAATGAGAAGACCGGGAAGTAAAGGTGCTCCTACAAACGCTAATTTTAAAAGAGCTAAGAAGACAGCTAAAAAAAGAAAGAAAAAGAAATAGTGGCTAGAAAAGCAAAAAAATCTATACGTAAGACTACTAAAGGTAAAAACGCTAACTATAGAAAAACTAAGTCTGGAGCAGGAATGACTGCTAAGGGAGTTAGAGCTTATAGGAAAGCAAACCCTGGAAGTAAATTAAAGACTGCTGTTACTGGTAAAGTTAAAAAGGGTAGCAAAGCAGCTAAAAGAAGAAAGTCTTATTGTGCAAGGTCTTTAGGACAACTAAAACGAAGCTCTGCTAAAACTAGAAACAATCCTAATTCTAGAATAAGGCAGGCGAGAAGGAGATGGAAATGCAGATAATATGTGATTGCGGGTGTGGAATATGCCTAAGTTAAATGTAGTAGCAAGTATTATTGACAAAGTAGCTGGTCATGTGGACAAGTTTACTTTAGATAAAGAAGAGAAAGCAAACTTAATCATGGAGATTAATAAGGCTCAAATAGAAGTTAATAAGATAGAAGCAGGTTCTTCTAGTTTATTTAAAAGTGGGTGGAGACCTTTCGTAGGATGGGTTTGTGCTTTTGCATTGTGTTATCACTTTGTATTACAACCTATGATGGCTTTTGGATTAACTGCAGCGGGATACAATATTGTATTACCTGAATTTGATATGACTACTTTGACTACGGTATTAATGGGACTTTTAGGTCTTGGAGGAATGCGTAGTTTTGAAAAAGTCAAAAGGTCTGCATAATGCCAAGAAAATCTTTACAGCTCAATGACTTTAGTAAGGGGCTTAACACTAAGTCCTCTCCTAGGGATATTTTACCTAACCAGGTATCAAAAGCAAATAATGTAAACTTACATAATCCGGGTTTAATATTATCTTCTTCTGTCTCAAGTGCTAAATCATCAGCCAATGTACCTGACACACAAACAGTTGCGGGGTATGGTGCATTTATGTTTAACAGTCAATACAATACAGACAACAGTGGAACCTTGGGAACTGCAGTTCAAGTATTCGCATTCCCAGAAAATAATGGCTCAGGAACAAGTACAAAGATTTTAACATACGCTAGAGAATTTGGTAATACTAACACTCTTACTTTAACAGAAGATTCTAACGATGCTATTATTGACATGCAAACTGAAAACGGAGTATTACCAGTATACTATTACGTTGATGGTACTTTATTTGTATCAGATGAAAGCGTAGTAGATGAAGTTCCAGATTCACATGAAGAGCCAAGGCGTTTAGTATATGTAAATGAAACAGATAGATTTGGAACTAATATTAGTGGTTGGTTAGACACTACTATGCAAGTAGAAAAATTATCTACTAAATTTCAGGCTATAACAAAAGGAACTAGTTTTACTGACCCGGGAGCTGGAGAGTTTAGTATAAAATTACAGACAGACCCAACTTTAGATTCTCAATCATTTTTTAAAATTATTAAAAATACTGAAAGCACCAACTTCCTAGTAGTTACTGCAAATCCTAATGAAACAAACCCAGACCCTACTGCTGATATAAAATTAACAGATAAATTAATTCATTTAAAACTAACAACTGCAGAAGATATGTCTTCTGTTTCTTTAAACTACGGTACTAGTAGTGGTATAACAACTGGAGGAATAGCAAACCTTAAAGGAGAAATTATACATATTAACGGTGAAGCTATGAGAGTAAGAAGTACTGGTACTTTAGATTTGGCTTCAGGTGGAGATAAAAAAGTTCTACAACTTCTTGTAGATAGAGATGTGTTTGGAACTGGTGCTTTAGAGCACGCTAGCGGAGCAAACGTTGAAACAACTTTAGAAACCAGTATAAGCGTTACTGGCGGTGGATGGGAAGCAGGTTCTTATGAATTTTGTCACAGTATAGTAGACTTACAGGACAATGAAACATTGCCTCAAACACCTAAAACAACTTTATTCCCAATAACAACTGGTGCATATTTTACTAACGTAGGATTTAGAATAAAAGATACTGGATTTAGTGGGTATAAAAATGAAAAAGGTGTAAGAGTTTATACTAGAAAAAAAGACGGTAACGGTAGATGGATACTATTTTTAGACGTAGATTATCAAAGAGGAGTTAGAACAAATCTATTTGAAGATTTTAATGCATTCACACACCCTTCTGATACAAATTTTGCTGACGTTACAGGGTTAGATGTAGTAAATCCTTCTTTGGATACTTACGAAAGTATTAACGGATATTCTCAAGACGAAGAAAGTATTGATGTGGGAACTAGAGCAGCAATAGGTACATCTGGAGGGTTTAAAGCTGCTACGGTATGTGCTAGAAGAGCTTGGATTGGAAACGTTAAAAAGAATGGAGAGGTACTTGACGATAGAATATATTATAGTCCAGTTAATAGATTTGCAACATTTCCTGATAGTTATTATCTAGACATTGGTATTAGTGACGGCGACTCTATTACAGCCTTACATAGTTTAGGTAATAGGTTGTTAGCTTTTAAACAAAAAAAATTATATGTTATTAATGTATCATCTACCTCAGATGCTGGTTGGTACTTAGAAGCAGAGTATGATGGTATGGGATGTATTTTTCAAAACTCTGTAGCTAAAACACCTTTTGGAATATCTTGGGTAAACAGAAATGGAGTATATCTATTTGATGGACAGAGTATGCCAAAAGAACTAACAGCTTCTTTAGATGACAATCTTTGGCAAGCAGGACAAGAACTAAGTGATGTTTTATTAAAACCTTCTATATCTTACGAGCCAAAATATAAGCAACTATACGTTTTACAGGATTCTTCTATGACATCAAATAGTGGTGTAGATACAGAAGATAAAGTTTTTTGTTTTGATTTTGCAACTCAAGGTTGGACCACAAGAGCGTGCGTAGGTAGTGCAGATGTGTCTAACTTTGTAGAATCATTTGATGGTGTATATTTCTTTAAACATTCAGATGATAAAATTCATTTACTAACCAACAATTATGGAACTGAAAGCATAGAGTTAATTACTAAAGATATAGATTTTGGTAACCCAGGATTAGTAAAAAAAATTAAAAAGGTTTACATTGCAGCAAGAGATGCAGCAGCAGATACAACACTAACATTAGCTTACGCTTTAGATGGAAGCACTAGCTATACAGCACTAACAGGACAGGCGGTTAATAATGCCAACTATCAAATTAAAGCATTTACAGTAAATCAAAACTGTGAATCTATATCACTAAAAGTTACCTCTGATGGTAAAATAGATATAAATGATATAAATATTGATTACAGACAAACTAATAAGAGACCTTCATAATGCCAAAATCTGGCAACCATAATGTCAATAACATTGACTCTTTCTTTAGAGTAAGACCATCTAAAACTAATATTAGAGAGGGTGAAACAGTATCATTTCTAGAAGATGGAGTACTTGTAAAACAAGAAAAAAGAAATGGTGTTGTATACGAACAAAAATTTACTGAACTAGCTAGCTCTGCAAAAGTAACACAAACTACTGGAGATGTAACAAACTTAATAGTAACTGGTAGTTCATCTTCTGAGGGTGATGTAACTGGTATTACAGCTGGCACAGGTTTAAGTGGTGGTGGTTCTGGTGGTAATATAACTCTAAATATAGACTCTACTGTTACTACTCTTACAGGAACACAAACACTTACTAACAAAACTTTAACAGCACCTACTTTAACTACACCAGCATTAGGAACACCAGCAAGTGGTGTTATGACTAATGTAACAGGCACAGCTGCAAACCTAACTGTAGGTAATGCTACTAAAATTACATCTATTACTAATAGTAATATTGTACAATTAACAAGTTCTCAAACCTTAACAAACAAAACTTTAACAAGCCCAGTAATCAATACTGGCATAAGTGGTAGTGCTATATTAGACTCCGATACAATGTCAGGAGTAAGTGCTACTACATTATCAAGTTCAGAATCAATCAAAGCTTATGTAGATACTGAAGTAGCTGGAATAGTTAGTTCTGCACCAAGTACATTAGATACTTTAAATGAATTAGCTGCAGCATTAGGAAATGATGAAAACTTCTCTACAACAGTAACTAATAGTATTGCTACAAAAGCAGTTTTAACTGGTTCTACTAATAACCAAATAACAACAGTTACAGGTGCTAATGCTATACAAGGAGAATCAGGATTAACTTATAATGGTAGCACTTTAGGAGTAACTGGGGAAATAGATGTATCAGATATTATTCATTTAAATGGAAATGCAAGTAATAGATTAGACCTTGGTGATGACTCAGATTCGGCAAGCTCAAGTCAAGTAACCTTAGCAGGTGTAAACAATGTAAATATTTTAATTGACAACACTAATAATGGTACTGGCGATTTCCAAGTAAGAGCAAGACCTACTACTGCCAATGATTTAGATACTGCAAGTATGATTTTAGATATGGATAAAGTAACTGCTGTATTTAATCAAGACACATCACAGCAATTTCAAATAGGTAGTGCAAATAGATTAAAAATTTTAGAAACAGGTGTCTATGTACAAGGTGGTTCATTAGGAGTAGGTATTGCACCAGTAGCAGATAATGGTCTTTTACAAGTAGCAAATGCAATAATATGTGGTGACAATGATGGGAATGTAGCATTAACTACAAATGATGGTGGTGGTAATGCACAAATTACATTTAATCATACTAATCAAGACCCTGACAATAATGGGCAATCAGGAAGAATTCATGTAAATGTAGATGCGACATCTTCAGAAGGAGAAATGGTTTTTGAAACTTCATCATCAGATGTTACTGGCGGTGCTACCGATGTAGCATTAGTAGATAGTTTAAAAATAGCACATGACTATATTGAAGTTCCTAATATTATTAGACACATGGGCGATACTCATACTAACATAACTTTTACTGGTGATGCTATCACATTAAATGCTGGTGGAGAAACATTATTAACACTTACTGAAAGTTCTCAAGATGTAGTAAAACTTGGAGATGGTGGAGATGTAGATATAAACCTTAATGATGATATGTTTGTTAGTGGAGCTTCAGGTAATGTTGGAATAAATCAAGGAAACAAATTATATTTTGACGGTATTAATGTAGATGATGTAGGACAAAATACTTATATACAATCAGATACTGCTGACAATTTAAAATTTGTTGTTGGTAATCGTAATATGATTGAAATGATTGAAGATGATAGTCAGGATATGGTAGTAATTGGTAATGGTGCTACTGATGTAGATTTTATTGTAGAAGATGATGCTGGAGCAGCTGTATTAACAGTAGATTCTCAAACAAGTAAAACAACTTTACATAGTTTAGATGTTACTAATAATGTAGGACTAGGAGACGTAACAGCAGACAATGTAGCTTCTAATAGTTTTCATTATAACAATAGTGGTTCATTGGGTGCAGAAGCATTTACGATTGGTGCTACTGGTGGAGTTAATTTTACTCAAGCTATTGCTTTAGCTAATGCTGATTTCTCAGCTGCATCTAGTGATGGTGCTGTATTAAATCTTAAAACAACTTTAACAAGTGAAGATGCTGTAGATATTTTAGGTAGAATAAACTTTTCAGCTCCTGTTTCTGGTAATGCTGGAGATGACTCTAGATTATTAGCAGCTTCTATTGTAGCACAAAAAAGTGCAGTATTTAGTTCTACATCAAATCAAACAGATTTAATATTCCAAACTGGTACATCGGAAACTGCTACAGAAAAAGTAAGAATTAAAAATGATGGTAAAGTCGGTATAGGAACTACATCACCTAGTGCTAAGTTAGAAATATCTAATGATGCAGGTCATGCACAAAATACAATTCTTGTTATTAAATCAGATGACCCTAATGGTGACCATGGTGCAAGTTCTACTGCTGATATAGACTTTCATATATGGG